ATGCAAACGATCAATAACCGTATGACAGAAACTCAAATTGCTGATCTCTTCAGCCTGGCGGTTCAGTTGCAGGTTAAAGCTGAAGAATCAGAAGATCGTGATACTGCAATTTTGGCCTACTCAATTCAAAACGCCTGCTCAAATTTAACTGAATCCCGTCGCGAGTTCTGGGCAGCAGACGCGACTATTAACAATCTTGAACTGAGAATCACAGACATGGCAGTACAGCTCGCTAACGCCGAGAGCAAGTGCAGGGAGCTGGCTGCGGAGAATGCGGGGCTTAAAAATCCAGAAAACTGGCTGTCACAGAGTGATTACGGTTATGAGGCATCTGAGGTTGCCACTCAAAATGGAGCAACTGAAGATGAATCACTGAGGGCCGGGATGATCGCAATTATTGATCGAATCTGCACCCCAGCGACCGACGCTTTCCTGGCTGAAGTGCGGGCGCAGGGTGTGGAGATGGCGGCCTGTGCTCTTGATGACGTGAACCAGTTCAATTACGCGAACATGCTTGATGAGTTAGCGCAGAAACTTCGCAAAGGCGGTGCAGCATGAGCAAGCCAACTGATGAAGAAATCATTCAGGTACTTCGTGGCCATGGCAACTGCATGACTTATGTGGTCACTCACTGGCTGCGTGATAACTACAAAGGCATCAAAACAAACTACGTACTGCGACGCCTGAAGAAGTTAGAGGTAGAGGGCAAAGTTAAGCGCGTTAAAAGTAGCTACGCAGTACAAATTTGCTGGGAGGTAGTCCAATGAGCAACATCGACAAACGCGCATTACGCAAGGCTGCGATGCATGCAAAGACGGAGGATGACTGGGGCTGTGATGCTGACAACTTCCACGACAAAGCAACGCCTGATGCCGTCCTGGCTCTGCTGGATGAGTTGGAAGCCGCAGAGAAGCGCATAGCAGAACTGGAGAGCAATGAAATTCGAGAAGACGGAAACCAGTTTCTTGTTGTTCGGCACCCTGGAAAAACTCCAGCCATCAAGCACTGCTCTGGTGACCTAGAAGAGTTTCTACGGCAGCTAATCGAACAAGACCCGCTAGTAACCATCGACATCATTACGCATCGCCACTACGGGGTTGGTGGTCAATGGGTTCAGGATGGAGATGAGTACCTGCATATGATGACCGCCGCTGGCATTGGCGTGAAGGGGGAGTGAGATGGCAGATTTTAGCGCAACAAAACGTAACTCATCGCTTCAGGATTGGGGTGAGGCTCTTGAGTGCATGGTGGAGCTGAACGGTAAAAATTTCGATATCACTGAAATGGAAATTGAAGCCGCGTACGAGGCGCAAAAGCGCGTTGATGACTTCTTTTATGAAGAATGGGGTGATTGATATGACCGTGTTAAGAATCAAATGGGCAGGTTTTTGCCCCAAATGTGACAGTGATGAACTCGACGTGCACACAGATAAAGGCACTCCAGAATTCCTCTATGCTGGCGATGGTGTGGTTTGCTCAGAGTGTGGCGAGAAAGGCGAAATTGATTGCGATGATGACCATGCTTTTGCCGTATTTGATTGGGAGGACTAACCCATGACAACTAATAACCACCCGGCGCACGGCCCTGTATCACTCGATCGCCTGCACCAGATAAGCGAAATACTCAGCAAAGCAGCAGCACAAAGCGACGGCGGTAATCTCGGCTACGCAATGGCTGATGCTGTGAAGGTGATTGATTCGGCTATTGCAGCCGCGAACGCAAAGGCGGTAGTGCCAGATGAACTTCTCTCGGCGATGGAAGAGGTTTTGCGCATTTCAGACCGAAATCACGAGGCATGGCATAAGGCAAGAAATGGTATCGCAGCCTGCCGCGCCGCCATGCTGGCTGGCATCTCTCCGGTAACTCCGGATGGTTCGGAGGATACAAAGCGCCTCGACTGGCTTGATGCTCAGAACAAAAGGCTGAATGAGTATTACGGAACGTCTTACGGTTGGAAGTTTGACGCTAATTTCCAGCGCAACGCCATGATGCTCAATGACAGTAATTATCCGGTTATGACTGTTCGTCAGGCTATTGATGAAGCCATCGCAGAAGCGCCGAAACAGGAGAATATTTAACGTGAACCATTTAATGATCGACATCGAAACCATGGGCGTTAAACAGAATGCCCCTATTGTCTCCATCGGTGCTGTTTTTTTTGATCCTTCTAGCGGTGAGTTGGGACCGGAATTTTACCAGGTTGTCACCCTTAAAAGTTCAGTCGATGGCGGCGCTGTTCCAGACCCTGGAACGATTATGTGGTGGATGCAGCAAAACGAAGAAGCTCGAATGGCCATTTGTGATAAAGAATCAGCCGTAAGCATCGCTACAGTGCTGAGCTACCTCGCCTGCTTCATCCGTGATAATGCCAATCTTGATAAGGTTCAGGTGTGGGGTAACGGCGCAATGTTTGATAACGTTATTCTACGAACCAGCTATGAGCGTGAATGGATTCCTTGCCCATGGATATACTCGAATGATCGTGATGTTCGAACGATCGTCGAGCTGGGACGGCAGATAGGAATCAACCCGCGGCGTGACATGCCATTTGAAGGCGACAAGCACAATGCCATAGCTGATGCAAAACATCAGGCTAAGTATGTCTCAGCCATCTGGAAGCGGCTCATCATCACCCTCGATAACAGCGAGGCATAACATGACTGAACAACCAGATGACCTCCTCACTCCGGATGAGGTATGCCAGAAGCTGGGGATTACGCAAAAAACATTATGTAAATGGAATACAGAACATCGGCACCGATCTATATTGGCCCCTGTAAAATTCAGCGCAAAAGTTGTTCGCTATGAGCGCCGAAACGTAGAGGCTTTTATCCAGAAATGTCGGAGCCAGTATTAACCTAATGTGGATTATGGGGCTATTGTTTTTTTAACAAATGCCCCTAATTTAACTTTTTTGTGAGCTAAGTCCAATTCTGACCCCACACATAAAATCACCAATACCTGCGCCAACACTGTTCCCATCTGCGACATAATCACCTTTGAAAGCTAATTTCCCATCCATATAGAAGAATTTTATCTCCCCATACCCACTATCACAGTCGGCATCTTTAATACTAACTTTGTAATACTCTACTTTTTTATTTTTTGTTTGATACATGAACAAAGCAGATGATTCACCTTTTACACTTCTAAATGTGCCTCTTTTTGCTGAAAAAATGCCATCATCAGCTGTAGTAACTTCAATCCAATTACTTGTGGTTTCAGCAAAAGCAACACTCGCAACGAAAAGAGCAGAAAAGCCCAGTAATGCAATTTTCTTAGCCATAAACAATATTCCATTTATTTAGGATTTTTCTTGATTCTATCTGCGTTTTAAATAACGTTCAACGAAACGTCACATAGTTTTTAATGGTCATCAATAGTCGTTCAACCCCGTCGCCTTAGCAGCGCAACCTGTGCAAGTATGCTCCGTTCGTGAGCCTCAAATGCTTCGCGCTTTAACGCAATCTCTTCCTGCAAAATCTCATCTGAAAAGTCGTAGTGTTCCGCCATCGGGTCATCTGACTTGCTGGAATGGTGAAGGCACAGGAGGCTTACTTCCCTTCTATCTGATCGGGAGTAACCTCTTTCCTTCATCAGGGCAATCACATTGCTCTTAAGGAATTTACGGCACATCGTATTAAATGCCCCCTCTTTCCCTTTTATTGTCCCGTCGTGCTTCATACCTTTTACCGCCCCTTCCGGGCTGTATGTTTTGACCAGTTTATCCAGTGATCGTTTTGAAAATGCCTGCATAGGGTCGCGCGGCTGTAAGAACACGTAATCTTTATTACACTCGGCAACTGAATCTCGCCAGGCTTTCTGTTCGTCGATAATTCGCCTGATCTCTGGCGTTATCGGCAGGCGAAAAGCCTTTTGTGTTTTCATCGCCCCACGCATACCGATCACGCCTTCTGGATAAACGATTTCATCTGCATCCTCGTTGACGTAATCCCAGCGCAGGTTATTAATGTTTATCGGGCGAACGCCAGTAATAATCATGAATCGAACGGCATTCTTCTGGTGTATAGATGCGCAAGCAGCCACATTGAGCCAAAGACGGGCGATTGACTCAATATCCGTAAATAGTCGCGTTGGTGTTGGTTTCTGCACACGAGATGAAACATAATCATCAGGCAAACTGGCGGCAATATTACGTCCATTGCAAAGTGTAGGAGCACAAAATTTCCAGAACCGACGAAGCTCTCCGAATAACTCTAGCGCGTTATTGTTGGAGCGTGTAGCGATCCACTCATCCAGCACATCCACCAGCCGACTGTATGTCACATCACTGAATACTTCACGCTCTCCAAACGTTGCCTTAATTCTGTCGATTCGTACCCCGTATGTCGTGAAACTATCAGGGCTCAATTTCTGACGGGCTACTTTAGCTTTAAGGTCGTCACGGTACATTTCTAAAGCGGCGTGGACAGATTCAGCACGCAACCCACCCACAGCCATTTCTGTTGCCTTCTCTCTGGCTATTTGAATTGCGAGTTCCGGCCATTCACCAAGTTTTTTACCTTTCAGTCCCATCTTTTTAGGGAACTCGGCGTAAAATGTCACCTTACCTGCTTTACTAAAATCAATACGGAGATAATTTTCTTTTTCGTATTTGGAACGACGGGCTACGCCGGCGGCTGAGAGGATAATTTTTGCGGCAGCAACACAGATTTTCATGTGTGCGCTGGTATAGGGGGGTTTACAGGCATGCCACTTTTCAGACGCGGCTAAAACATCGTCATTATTGGGGCTATCCGGTTTATGTGTTACAGTGCGCGGCATTCTCAATCCTTATCTGCGAAGGCACAGAAAACAAGCTCACACATGCAGGTCTTTTCAGCAGGACAAAATGCAATGTGTTGCGGCTTTGTGTTACGGGACTGAGTTTATCAGGGTTAAATACACTGTATCAACATACAGTAAGTTAATAATAGAGAATGATAAACGCACTCTATAACTTACTGATTTTAAAATGATTTAACGGTAATTCATTGAAATGTCATTACTAATTACTAAACGCTGTATCAATTGCGATATGTGCGAGCCCGAATGCCCGAATGAGGCGATTTCGATGGGTGATAGCATTTACGAGATTAACAGCGACAAATGTACGGAATGCGTAGGCCATTACGACACGCCAACCTGCCAGAAGGTGTGCCCGATCCCCAATACTATTTTGAAAGATCCGGCACATGTCGAAACAGAAGAGCAGTTGTGGGATAAGTTTGTGCTGATGCACCACGCCGATAAACTTTAA